GTTTGTTTGAGTATGAGCCCGAGGAGATTGGCTCGATTGAGCCGATGTCGGGGATGAAGTTGGAGCCGGATTACCCTGAGGTATGGACTCTTGTTTCGGTGTTCTTGCCTAACAGCAATTTGGACTTGAGCGGGGTTTTGCATCCGGATGTGATTTCTCAGATTGAACGGGATGCTGCAACTTATTTTGAAGAGACGAGGAACGTAATATGACTGAGCAAAGAGAACTAGAACTGCTGCGGCCATATGTTGCCGCTTGTGGGGAGTTTGTTACCAAGAACGCTGCATTGGAAAAGCAGTTGAAGGCCATAGATCGTCTGCTGCTTGATGTGCTGATGGGTGATATTGATCCCATGCAGGCAATGATCAATCGGCAGAAGATAAAGGATGAGCATGAGCAATCTTGAAGACTACAGACCGCAGGTGGATCGGCCTGATTGCCACAAGTGCGTGAACCGCGATCCTTTACCCATGACCCATCACATCCAATGCTTGGAGACTAAAGCTTTGATATCGGGCAATGCACGTGCTGCGCAGAAGGGGTGGTTCCATTGGCCGTGGAACTTTGACCCTATTTGGTTGGAAGAGTGCAATAAGTATGAGGAGCCCGAAAAATGAGCGGACGTTTAGACAATATTCTGGAAGAAGCGTTAAAGAAATCCTATTTGGATGGATACCAGTTGGGTTTTAGGGACGGGTACAACGAAGCGAATGCGGAGCAATTAGAGCAGCCACAGCCAAATCAGGAGGGGGTAATTTCAATAACTGCACCGCAGCCTATTGGCTATCTTTGTGAGAATGCTGTTGGGCACAAGTACTTTAGGTGGAAGAAGCCGCCTAGCACATATAAGCCGATTGCTTTGTATGCGGAGAAGAAATGACACCAAAACAAGAAGAAGCGTTGCGTGAATATTTGCAAGAGGTCATAACGCCATTGATTGAGCAGGTACTTGTCAAGAAGTTGGGACAGGCCATGACGTTTGCAAAAGAAGAACTTATTCAGCCAAAACGTGAGTGGGTAGGGCTTACGGAAGATGACCGAGATGCGATTTTGAGATCAGAGGGCAGTATCTTTGATTTAACCGAAGCCAAATTAAAGGAGAAGAATACATGAAATACAACGCAGAACAAGTAGCCTTTATGTTGCATGAGGCAATAGACAAAAACCGTGAGTACCAGTCATGGCACTGTAGTACTCAGCACCTGATGACCCTTGTTGAAAGGGTTGTTGCCGAGGAGCGTGAGGCGTGTGCCAAGGTTGTGGAAGCTTGGAGCGATTGGCATGGTGGGACAGAAACCCTTGCTAAGGCCATTCGAGCGAGGGAGCAAGCATGACTAGGAAACAAAGAGCGTACCTACACATCATCACTTTGCCATTTGTTATTTCAGCGGCAGTTGAATTTTTACCTGCGTGGCTGTATTGGCCTATTGGTTTGCTTGGTGGCATGGCATGGATTGGTGCTTGTGCAATATTGATTGAGAAGGATAACGCATGACCACATACAAAGAACTGGGTGAGTTGATGCGCAATTTGCCCACGGATGAAACATGGCTGCCGCTGTTTTTGGGGCGGCTTAAAGAGAAAGATCCTGAGATCTACCGACGCATGATGGAACTGGCAAACGACAAGCTTAAGGAGAAGACAGATGAGGGTTAGAAAGGTAAGGAATGAGGACAGGGTAGGCAAGATGACTTTGTCGGCCACGGAAGTAGCGCTTGCAAAGAAGATTGGCATATCGGTCGAGAAGTATGCCAAGAACTGTCTTGTTTTGATTGCCAAGAAACGCAGATGGAAATGGTTTTTTAAGGAGTACAAATGACTGATGACGATGATATCCAAGAATACGTTCGCCCGTGGGTAGAACTGACAGATCAAGAGATTGAATTGGTTTATGCAGTCACTATAAAAATCCGCAAAAAGGACATCATGCCTGAAGAGCAAAAAATGTTTGCAAGGACGATTCAGGAATTTTTAAGGAAGAAAAACACATGAGCTACATCGTCGCATCACTGCCGCCCGTGAAGTGTTTTGTAAAACGTGAGTTTCTGTACAACGATCACAAGGGCCATGGCGAGTTGGAACCGGCCATTTGGGTCAGTCTCAAAGCGCTGCGCGGGCAGGTATTCAGGATTGAATCCCTGCTGCCGCACTACGGGGCGCTGTACGACAAGCTGCCAATCCATGCTTACGTGTGGCAAGAGAAGTACACCGGCAATCTGCCGATAGATACTTTGCAGTTGTGGGATTGCATGGGCTATCAATTCACGATTGTGGAGAAGATTGGCTTGCGCAACCTTGGCGTGAAGTTCCTTGGCAAGGACAAGGAATGGCATTACGGGCGTTATATGTTCACTGTGGACTTTTGTGCTGACGGGATGGAGTTGGACACAGGGTTCACAGAGCAGGCCGAGGAGCACAAGAGCTTTAACTTTATGGCCTTGGACAACGGTCAGTTTGCCTGTCAGCCTAACAATCGGTGCCTCTGGTATGACCAGAGTTTGGTTCCTGCTGAGACAAAGTTCCCTGACTTCCAAGCTGCGCAGAGGTTGTGGACAGTGGACGGCACGCGTAAGTGGTCCGCGGGCGACGATTGGTTTTACAACATAGAGGAGAAATCATGAAAGAACTAAGCATTTGGGAGAAGGCTATGGGATGGCGTAAGCGCCAGATGGTCGAAGCGCAGCTTGAAGGGGATCCTTGGGTCTTGTCCTCACAGCGTAACTTGGTCCTTGAAGAGGTGGCCAAGGAGATTGAGAAGATGAAGGCTTTTGGTCCTGACACAACGGGCAGTTTTGCTGCCTACATTAGGAATATGAAAACGTGAGCCCGATTAAACGCAAGGTAGCTATTCTTTGCCCGTCTTATGACGGCAAGGTTGTCTGTGACTTTGCGGTCACGATGGCTGTGATCTTTCAGCGCGCAGCGGTGGAAAGGCCTGATCTGGAATTGAATCTTAATTTCTGGATGAATGAGGCGCTGCTGCAGAAGGCCCGAAGCAATCTGTTTGGGGAAGCTTATGACGCGGGGGTGGACGACATTGTTTTCATCGATTCGGACCAATCCTTTGATGCACAGGCTTTCTTTGATTTGATTGACCATCCGGTGGACGTGGTGGGTGTTCCTGTTCCGATGAAGGTGGACGAGGAGCGCTATAACTTGCGCCCTGAGGACCCTTGGAAACACAACTGGAACCCATATGTAAACCTGCTAGAGGTCGAGTGCATTGGCACTGGATTCTTGCGCCTTTCTCGTGCGGCCATGACGGCTGTTTGGGAGCAATCGACACCCTACTTTGAGGACAAGCCTCGGCGCTTGATCTGTGATCTGCAGATCATTGATGGCGGGCTGATTTCGGAGGATGTGCAGCTTTGTAAGAAGCTAACCGATGCGGGGTTCAAGATCTTTGTTGATGTGGCCTACACGTGCGATCACTTCGGGGTGAAGAAGTACGAAGGGAATTATGAGGAGTTTTTAAGAAAGAAAATGGAAGATGAGCTTCACAACCAGACACTTGCAATTGGGCAGCAAACAACCAGTGCATCAATTACAACTTTGTAATAAATGCGAAGAAAAGCGGCCACCGGAAGGTGGAATTCAAATGAGTGCAGCAAAGTGGATTTGCGCTTGCTGCTGGACCAAACGAGTAACTACAAGGAATTTATTAGAACATGCCAAGACCAAAACCACCCGAGCCCCTGATCGGAAGACAAGTGAGGATGTCTGACCGGCAGTGGATGATTTTGAACCAACTAGGCGGAGCGGAATGGCTCCGGAATTTGTTAGATAAAAAGGCACCGATGCCTAAGAAATATTATGAAGTCTTTAAAACAACACAAGAAGCTGCAACCCCAAGAGCAGCCCCAAAAACCTTTGAGTCAAGAACAACTGATGGCGTGGTGGCCATTCACAAGACTTGACCCAAAGTTATTCCCTAAACCCAACCAACGCGATTTATCGCAATATGAGGAGAGTCTAATATGAAAAAACGTAAAGTTCCGTCCAAATCCAAACGCGCTCAGGCGTTTCTGGAGAGTAATCCTGCGGCCTCAGTCAATGAGGTAGCGAACCGATTTGGCATGACCAAACCATCTGTCTATGCCCTGCGCAACAAGATGAGGAAGACCGGCTTTAACTTCCCCAAGAGGGCTGATCAATTAGCATCCCTTGCTCCGGCAGGCCCTGCCCTGACAGAGCAGCAACAAATGATTGCTGACAAGTTGGGGATTGACCCTGTGCAATATCTGCAGGCGGTCGAAGGCCTGAACATGATGAGGGATCAATTGGGTGATAAAGCACCTAAACGTTTTATTCTTACCCGCGAAGAAGTGGAATATGCAAATAATCTAGGAATCCCCTTAGATAAGTTTGGGGAGGATCTGGAAAAGAAAAGGGCGCAGGAATCCCAAAAGCTTGAGCTAACGGGAATCGAGATGTATGAAGACGAAGTGGACGCAACCCTTGACGCTCGGGCCGTGGAGTACGGTAAGTTCATTGAAGGAGCGGAGGTCATGCAGATGTTAAAACGTGTTGTACAGGCAGCGTTGAACAATCGTGACAAGACGTTGGCACATGATCAGGCCGAGGCCATGGACATGATCATCCACAAGATTGGCCGCATTGTGAACGGCAATCCTGATGTGGTGGATCACTGGTTGGATATTGCAGGCTACGCCAAGTTGGTAGCAGACCGCCTTGAAGGGCGGATCAGATGAAGTGGAAAAACCTTGAGTATTGCTTCTTAAACAAGCAACTATGCAAAAAGGTTCAAAACGCCTTGGAACAAGCCAAGGCGCATCCGTTGGGCGTGGATGCCAAAGAAGGTATCCACGTCCGCGTTGTGTTTTGGATGGACAGGGCAACGCAGCAGCCTAAATTTTTGCAATTAACTGAGCCAGTTATCAGAGATGGTGACGGCAGTTCAAGGCTGATGGTTTGTGCTTTATCTAGTCCGCCTCTGACTGAAGATGAGGTAGTTGACATAAGTGGGGACATTGCCATGCGCATAGACATCCCTTTGTACTTGGCCTACGACAAGCAGCCTATTCAGAAATATGCGATTTACCACATCCGATTCAAGATCAACGACAAGGACGAGAGATTCACGGATGAGACAAGTGAGCCGTTAAGGCGCGGCTACATTGGAATCACAAAGCGTGGATTTATGACGCGGTTCGCGGAGCATGGTGATAAGGCCCGCAACAACACAGGTTTCCTGTTCCATTCGGTGTGGCATTTTTTGCTGCAAGAGAAGATCAAAATGCATCCGGTCATCCAACTTTGTGGCTCAGCAGAAACCTTGAAAGAGGTTTATGAGATGGAAGAAGATGCGGTGCAGCGGTTCACGCTGACACCTCTTGGATTAAATGCCATTGCCGGAGGGATGGCGGGCATCAGGATGATGCACAAGCTTCGGCTGCTCCACAGTCTTAAGGTAGGTGTCGGTGAACGGGACGCGGCAATTGAAGCGCTTCAGCGGGGTGATTTTGCACATGGATCACCTTGCGCGCATTACCGCAAAGGCCACATGCGCAAGTTGGCAGAAAACAGGCTGACCTATGTCAAGCCCTGTTGGGTCAACCTCAAAGAGGTTGAGACCGCATAGTTACTTTGCCTCTCCCCAGTTGGGTCCGATTTCTACATCGCACCGACTGGGGACTTGTAGGTTCACGCACGTTGCCATGATCTCGGCAGCACGCTCAGCTTCCCCCCTTGTCTTGACGCTCAAAGCCAGTTCATCGTGAACTTGCAGCATGGGCATGATCCCCTCCCGAGCTAGTGCAACCATGGCAGCTTTTGTCTGGTCGGCAGCAGACCCTTGGATCAATCTGTTTAAGCCCTTGTAGGTGCCTGCGCGCTTGATCCTCTGACCATATTCCATGACGGCTTGTTCACGGGGCAACGCTTTATTGACACCCCACTCCATCGGCTCCCAAAGTGGGAACCGGCACTTGCGTCCGAGCAAGGTGCGAATCGATCCGCCTGATGCGGGATGCTCGATTCGTTTCATCACGGCATTGACTGTGCCTTTCAGGAACGGGACATTCCTGTGGAACTGGTCAATCAACTCGGAAGCTTCGTCAAGGTTCAGGTCAAGCTGCGCTGCCAGTTTGTTCTTGCCCATGCCGTACATCAAGCCCAAACCAATGGTCTTGGCAGCTTTCCTTTTGATGCCGGCCATGTCAGCAACCATCTGGTGAAAGTCGGTGTTGGGGTTCTCTTGGTAGGCGGCAACCATCTTGTCGGCTCCGGGTAAATCGAGCAGATTGGCATAGTGAACTAAGAGCCTTGGCTCCTGTGACGAGAAGTCATTGGACGCCCACATCTCACCATCTTCGGGAAGGAACAGGCTGCGGACCATGGGGCCGATGATCTCGTGGCGGGCAGGGACCTGCTGCAGGTTCGGGTTGGCCATGGACAGACGTCCTGTAACGGTGCCACCATCATCTGAACGCATCTGGTTGACATGCGGATGGATACGGCCGGTCTTTTCGCTGAAGTTGAGGTACGGCTGCAAGAAGGTGCTGTGCGTTTTGTTGGTCTCGCGCGCCTCCACAATCATCTTGGCAATTGGATGCTCACAGCCATCCAAGAAACCTTTTGTAAAGCTTGGTTGGCCGTTCTCTGTCTTTGCGTAGGGCAGGTGCAGCTTGTCAAAAGCTAGGGCGATGCTTTGTGCGGCCCAGATATCGACGTTGGATCCGACAAGGGACTTGAGGTCCTTGTGGATTTGTTTCTCACGCTGAATGAGTTGGTCGATTAGCTGCTCGCATTTAGTCCGGTCAAAACGAATGCCGCGGCTTGTCATGTTGTGCAGGACGGGGAAGGCTTCTGTTTCGAGGTTAAAGATCGATTCAACTTCATCCTGACGCATGCGAATCTTGAAGGCTTGCCACAGTTTCAGTGTGAGCGCTGCATCCTGCTCAGCGTACTCTCCCACATACATGGCGGGTAGTTTCCAAAGTTCCTTTTTTGGATGAACTCCGAAGTCCGCAGCGGCTTGTTTGAGCCCTTGCTCTGACTTGACTTCTTGGAGATAGTCGAATCCCAACGAGTTGAGAGCATAGCTGAAGCGGTTTTCGTCAAGAATTGGGGCAGCGAGCATGGTATCAACGATCCGTCCGTTGACCTTAAAACCACTTGCTTGTAGCCACCCCAAGTCATAGGCGGCGTTATGCATAACCTTATCGGAAGGGTAAGCCAGTA